GCAGCAATCATACCTAAGCTGTCACAGGCAGCGCGCAGCGTGTCAAAGCAAGAAATAGAAAGAATAAAAAGAGGTGAGGCGCTTGGTTACAATATGTCGCCAGAAGCTAGACTGTACCATGCTAGCAAACAAGACATAAATCAATTTGAAGCTGGATATGATGATGGATTGATTTTTACAACTCCTGACCCTGAATTTGCTAATAACTGGTTAGGCAAGGGTAGATTTAAGGAAAGGAAGGGCGGAACAGGTGCGATTGAAGGAATAAAAGCAGAAAAAAAACGCTTTCGCGATGAGCAGAACGAAATCATGAAATCTATGACTGAAGATCAGCGAGACAAATATTTTCATGAAACTGTCATGCCGCAACAAAGCCAATTAATTATGGATGAAAGGCTCGCTGATAACGCAATATATCCATTAGTCACTAAAGCTAAAAAGCCATTTAGTCCAGAGCAAGATGTAGACATTCTTGAAGAGCTATATGGCAAAGAATACTTAGATGCGCCTTTCGGCTCTGGGTTTCCTACATATAGAGATGCACTTAAAGACGGAAATTACTTACTCTACGAAAACAAGCAAGTTGTAGACTTTTTAAAAAGTAAAGGCTATGACTCTATGTTTCTAAAAGAAAGTGCTGGCGCTGAAAACCCATATACAACCTTAGCCTCATTTGATGCAAAAGATTTAAAATCGCCACACGCACAGTTTAAAGACCCTAATAATCCAAACATATTAGCAGGTGCAGGCGCACTAGGCTTAATGTCATTGTTCGCGCCTGAAGAGGCAGAAGCAGCAGGGTTAGTTGCGGCAGTGCCATCTATTGCTAGAAAGCTGCTAGACGATCCTAATGCGCCTAAAAAGAACACTCCGCAAGGCTGGGCAAACTACCTCAAGAACAATGGCGCTAAACCTAATGAGATTGAGAAGTACAATCTAGACCTAATTGATAGTAAGCGACCATTAGACAAGGAAGAGGTATCACAGTATCTATTAGACAATGAGTATCAGTTTGGCAGATCACTTTACACTGAGCAGCCTGACCAGTTGGATGTAGATGTAATGCGCGAGCAGTATAAAGATTATTTCGATGAGAAAGCTGAAAAATATGGCGCAACAACAGCAGACATTAATAATGAAATTGGCGGGCTGCTAGACGAGAAGCGACCAAACTTTCGCACCGATAGATCAGATGGTGATATTACTAACTACAGAAACCAAGTATTAACAGATCCAAGTGGCGAGCAGATTGACAAGTACATAGGCATGAACTCACAGAGATCAACGCAGCTTAGTGGTGAATTATTAGAGCTACACAACGCCATAAAGAATGACTCATTCATCTTAGATAATGTTGACGGCAATCTAGTTAAAGTGCCAATGGAAGAGATGAAAGCTAGACAGACACAAAAGCAAATAGAAAAAGCTCGCCTAGAACAACTACGCAACCAAGCTGAGAATAGGTTATTTGTAGAGTCGTCACACTTTACAGAGCCTAATGCTATCGGACACGTTAGAACCACTGACCGTGTTAATACGTTTGATCCTCGTACTGGCAAGAAGACTCAGTACAGGCTAATGGAAGAGGTGCAGTCAGATTGGGTGCAGCGTGCCGAAAACCCTGACTATGGTGTTAAAGACGTTGAAGCTATGGACAACCTGTATGACGCTATGTATGAGAGCAAGGTTAACCAGTACAAAGATATGGCAAATGCGTCACCTGATCAAATAGAAGGCATATTTAATGCATATTTAGCTGAGCAGGCAGATATCAGTAGGCGCTTAGATAGCATGAACAGAAGTGACGAAGGGCTTGCATTAGTGCCTCAGCCACCAGTAGCTAAACCTCACATACCATTAGTTAACCAGACAATCATTGATGCTGTTGACGACAACATGGATGGTGTAGGTATTGTCACAGGCGATACTCAGCTTGCAGCAAAAGATCAATTCCAGTTTATAAATGATATCAGCTGGAAGACTGTTAAATCAGATGGTGATGCGGCTGAAATTTTATTCGACTTCAGTGGTATTACAAATCGACAAGGCGATGTTGGTACAGTGCATCAACAGCTAAGCATGGACATTGAAAAAGACCTCAAAGCCTTTAGAACTATGATGCCTAAAGGTGCTGCTGACCAGATAATTGATGATGTTAAAGCAGCCGTGGCAAGAGGCGATGACAGTGGCGTGATGTCAAACTTCAATACACAGGTAGAAGGCAAGAAGCTGAGACCATACTACAACAAGACCCTACGCAAGCACTTAGAGCAGATAGGCAAACAGTATGGCGTTAAGGTAGAGAAGCGCATTAATACTGAAATGTATAGTATAGATGATATAGATGACGGCTACTATGCTGTAGTACGTGATGGGGATGTGCTTGAAGAGTTTAATGACATTGATGAGGCCAAGCAATACCTGTCTAAACAACAGATGGGTGCTGATGACCACTTTTATCTGCCTTTCACTGACGAAATGAAAGCTGATGTGAAAAAGAATGGCTTAAAAATGTTTTCTACAATTGGCTTAACGCCAGTCGCAATAGACGCTATGAGGTCTAATGTAAACGCAGAAGATGAAAGAATGCGTGTAGTTTATGATGACACAGATACGCAAAGAGAAGAGAATAGAGCTGCCATTGAAGATATGCTAGCTAGAGACTCTAAGACGCGTAGAAGAGAGGAGCTAGGTGATACGTTAACTGGTTTGCTAGATGCGCCTAAAACGGCATTAAACCTTGCTGGTGACGTTATTACAGATACTATTGGTGGTGCATTCCAAGTGTTGCCAGAATTAGGTGTAAGGGCAGTAGAATCTGCCGTGCCATCCTTAAAGGGAACAGGCTTAGGTGACAGGTTCGCAGAAGGTTTTAGCAGCTTATACAAATCTGAGCCACGCAACAGAAAAGAAGAGATGATACGCAATCAGGTAACATCTAACTTGATGGGTGCATTAACAGCAGCTGCACCTTATGCACAAGAGGCATACACATCAGGCGGTCTGCTAGGCGCTCCATCTTTACAAGACATTGTACAAACTGCTAAATCTGGATATGAGCAACTGCCAGAGGGGTATGTGAAGGAAAACTTATTGCCAGCAGCTGGATATACGGCAGCGGGTATTCTGTCTGTGCCATACTTATTTGGTCGCGCGCCAGTGAAAGCAGCCACAGAAAACATGATGCCACAAGGCTTGTTAAACTAAACAAGAGTGACAGGTCTAAATTTGTTATAATCGCATGATAACTGGAGCGCAATAATGGCAATATCTACATATGACACACTGAAGTCTGGCATTGCAGATTTCTTAAATCGTGATGACCTTACAGCTGTTATACCTACTTTCATTGATATGGCAGAAGGTCAACTTAACCGCGATGTGCGTCACTGGAAGATGGAGACAACAGCGCAGCAATCAGTAACCGATGATCTGGCTACGTTGCCTACTGACTGGCTAGAAACTAAAAATGTCCAGTATTACCCAGATATCAATGATACTACTAAGTTTCATCCGCTAGAGTATTTATCACAAAACGCGCTAGATGAGCGCAAAATGAACAGTGAAAATAAAATTGGCGAACCGCAATATTACACGTTTTCTGCCAATGCGGGCGCAGGGCAGTTTATATTATTCCCGCAGCCAAAAGCTCGCACTGACGATAAGATCGTTCTGTCTTATTTGCAGGAGCTTAATCTACAAACAACAAACTGGCTTATAGAAGATTACCCTGATGTGTATCTATACGGCTCGCTAATACACGCTGCTATCTACCTAAAAGATGACGAAAGACTAGCATTGTTCTCACAAATGTATGGTGCAGCGGTACAGAGAGTTAACGCATCATCTGACGAATCTGAATACAAGCACGACAGATTAAGAACACGTAAGCTAGGCTTAGATACAAGCCGTTCCAAACAACCAAATCATGTACGCTGGAGTTAAGTAATGCCTACTACTACAAGCACCTATTCTTTCAAAAAACCTATTGTTGGCGGTGACACGGACAATTGGGGTGACAACCTAAATGATAACTGGGATGCAACAGAGAGCATTTTAACTGGCGCAACCGCCATACAGAAACTAGGTATTGGTACAACAAACACAACAGCCGTGCCGTTAAAGGTGTCGGTAGCTAATATTGCTGATGTGGTTTCTACCTTCAATGGTGTAACGCAATTTACAGGTGACGTAAAAATTACAGGCAATATAAAAAACTCTGATAACACTACTATTTTAGCAGTTGGAAGCGACTCAGTAGCTGCCGTTTTCACAGGCAACGTAACTGGCAACGTAACAGGGAATGTAAGTGGCGATGCGGGGACAGTTAATGGAAAAACGGTGTTAAAAAATGTCCCTGCTGACGCTAATTTTTCAGACACCAACACGTTTAGAGCGATTCACGATAGCCCTGTTAATAACGCGACTACTACAAGTATTAGCTCAAATTGGGCGTTTGATAATGTTAAAACAGCTGTGCCAATAGATGCTTTGTTTACAGACACAAACACTACATATTCCGCAGGAACAGGCATAACGTTAAGTAATGGAGAGTTTAGTGCTGATGGGTCTAACATCAACGCGGGTAGGGTAGACAGCTTTCATATTTCAACTGGCTCTGGCACTGAAGCTGACACCATTTATTTCAGGACTTAATAATGCCTATTTTTGTTGGTGGCACAGAAATTACAGACATTAAAATCGGTAGCACTGAGATTAATTATGTGTATGTGGGTGCGAATAAGGTGTGGGAACGTGCTACAACTTACAGCACAACCTATCAAGACCAAGACAGTATGTTTACCAACACATCTACAGGCGGTGCAACACAGTACAACAACCATAAAAAACGTGGGTATGTTGAGAATAATTGGGTTGGTTATATAACTAGCCCTATGGGGTCAATAACGCCAACAGCGTTTACTTTATCCTCGTATTCAGGAGCTACCCCTACGATAAATACTTTGGCTAGTGTTTATATTTTCCGTAGTAATATAAGTTATTACCATAGTGGTACTACTACTTATAATAAAACACGTTTTGTTCTTAACGGCTTGGCAAATAATGACGGTTGGTCAACAGTAGAGGTAGACGGTACTACATACAGCAGGTCTTCGGCTACGCATTCTCAAGCTAACGGTAAAACAACTTGGGAGTGGAATAATTCTACCTTAATGCCAAGTGCTAACAGCACTACTACGTTTGAGATTAAATTCAAATAAACGGTGTAACCATGCACAAAATTACAGGAAACACAATGACTGAAGAATCGAAACAAGCAATTGATGTGATTGCTGCATCAACAGGCGTTATGTCCGTAGCTGCATGGTTGCCACCATTAGCCAGTATATTTACTATTATCTGGCTAGGCATAAGAATATATGAGTCAGAGACGGTGCAGAAGCTATTAAAGTGAGAAAGGCTTGGTTTGGTTTATTATTGTTTGGCGTTATGGCTAATGCTCAGAATAATCAAGAGGGCAGCCTAAACACTAGCGCCATTGACAGTACGGTCAGTAGTAATAACGTAAGTGAAGACCACAGTGTCAGCAATACGTATCAAGGTGCTGGCAGCTCATCAGAGATACCAGTAGGCAGTGCGATTAGTCCTAGCTACATGAGTAGTGGGTCAGATACGTGTTTACAAGGCATTGGCGGCTCGTTACAGACTGTTGCAGTTGGCTTTTCATCTGGTAAGTACGTTGTTGATAAAGAGTGCCAGAGAATAAAAGACGCAAAGATGCTGGCTGACTTAAACCTAAAGGTTGCTAGCGTGTCACGACTTTGCCAGTCACCGTTAGTGTACAGAGCCATGCTAACCGCTGGAAGTCCGTGTCCGTTGATCTTAAATGGCAAGTTAATAGCAGGAAGAAAAGGGTTATTAGTAATAAAGCAACAGCCAGAGCTATATATTCCAGATTACTTGGAGCATAAAGACTGGTACAACGGGGTGTTGGGAATTGGCAAAAAGGTGGAAGACAATGTTGAAGAGGATTATATTTCTATTAGCGATAAGTACCGCAGCTCAAAGCAGTGAGCATAAAAACCTGCTTAACAGTAGCGGAGATATCGTAGGTCAGATAGACCGTGCTATTAAGTTAGCTGGTGCAGGCATGGAGTACGCGCATCAGGGTGTTGGAATTAGTGATGGTACATTGTCTAGCACAGCGCACATCAGTACAGAAATGCTAGACGCTTACAACACCGCTTTATCCAACTACGCTAGCAACTACTCGCCACATGGTGACATCAGGCAAGTGCTTGAGCAAAAGGCTGAAGAGCATTTGAGCATCATGCACGACAGTGTAGATCAGTTTACTGAAGTGGTTGTATCTATGAGTACCGCTATACAGGTAAACGAAAAAGTCGCAGAAGCCGTCACCCCCAATGACAAGGCAAAGGTTCAAGAGTTTGTGCAGGCTAACCAAGATATGCTTGTAATTACCGAGCAGCAGACAGAAGAATTTAACCAAGCAACTGACGACATAGAGACAAATGCTAATGCGGCAGCAGTGTACCTAGCTGTCGCGGCAAGCGATGCTGCTACCTACCTACAAGATAGTATCGAGGACAATAACACTACAGCTGATGATGTTAATATATTCTATGACGCTAACGAGCAATGGGTGTCGATGGGATATAACACTACACGTAACCTGACCGTAGTTATGCTAGCAGGCAATAATGACTTTGGATTAGACCTGTACGCATCAGAGGCAGAAATACTGGCGTTAGGTGCTGAGTCAGAGTTTTATCACACATCGCCTATAGCACAGGGCTATGATTGTTTCTTTAATATGGATTGCGAATGAGTTTAGCAGATACAGAATTATCAATTGGTGGCGTTAAGCTCAAAGGGATCTACATTGCTGTGGTGTTTTCACTTGCAACAACGATTGGCTCATTTATCTGGGCAGCCAGCAGCTTATACGGCAGACTAGAGACAGTAGAAGCTGTAACCGTTCCTGATGTTGCTCCTATTGAGGAAGAAATTAAGCTAATACAGCAACAATTACAAGATAACGATATAAGCCAGTTAAGCGCTAAATTAGCCACTTTAGGAACAACCCTATCAGTTATGGCAGAAAGCCAAAAAAACCTCTTAGAACTGCAATCAGACGTATCTGAGCTGTCTAAAGAGATAGAAGGGATGAAGTCAGTAGTTAAGCAAGCAGAATTAGTGTCCGAGTCGATGACAGAGCTTAAAGATGAGTATAAGGTTATCGAGAGAGAAATTTCTGACCTTTGGATGGGGTTAGACCATGTTAGTGACCCATTGAGGTAATAAATTATGTGGCAAAGTTTAATATCACCAATAGCTAACTTAGCTGGCGGTTACATGAAGAACAAGGCTGAACAAAAGCAAGCTCAGCACAAAGCTAAGATGACCATGATCGAAAATGATGCTGACTGGGAATCTAAGATGGCTGAGGCTTCAAAAGACAGCTGGAAAGACGAGTATCTAGTAATTTGCCTCACAGCTCCTATCGTTTTTATAGGTTATGCAGTAGGTGTAGATGACCCTACAATTATCGCCAGAGTGGAAGAAGGTTTTGCAGCATTGTCGCGCTTGCCTGAGTGGTATCAGTATCTATTGTTTATTGCGGTCAGCAGCAGCTTTGGTATTAAAGGCGCTGATAAGTTAATGAGTCTAAGGAAGAAGTAATGCCATTAATTAGTTTAGATATACCAGCAGGCGTAGTTAGGCACGGTACAGAGTCTGAGTCAGCAGGGCGTTGGATAGACGCAAATTTGATGCGCTGGGAAAACGGCAGCCTAAGAACAATGGGGGGCTGGCGACAAAAAGAAGATCGTACGAACACTGCTAGCGCAGTTGGCGTTACACTGGGGACTGGTCAAGTTGCAAGAGGCATGGTTAGCTGGAAGTCAAATGACGGCAACGCACATTTATCTTGCGGTACTTACAACAAGCTCTGGCACGTTAATGCGGCTGGTACTGTAGCTGATATAACGCCATCTAATCTTACAGCAGGCAGTGTAGATGCAGCGCAGAATGTAGGGTACGGTGGGTACTTATATGGCAAAGGTACTTATGGCGTAGAAAGACCAAGTGGTGGCATTATACAAGAGGCAACAACATGGTCTGTGGATTCTTGGGGAGAATACTTAGTAGGCGTGTCGTCAGACGATGGTAAGCTGTATCAATGGCAGTTAAACCCAAACAATCCAGCAACGCTTGTAACACAAGCGCCAACGTCAAATAAAGCTATAGTTGTAACTGAAGAGCGTTTTGTGTTTGCTCTAGCGTCAGACGGCAATCTAAGAAAAGTAGCATGGTGCGACCAAGAAAATATTACCCAGTGGGCAACAGCAGCAACTAACCAAGCAGGCGATTTTGAGCTGTCAACAACTGGCGAGATAATGTTAGGAATAGGAACGCGTGGCAGAACCTTGATACTTACAACTGTCGATGCGTTCACTGCTACGTACCAAGCCCCGCCAACAGTTTATGGTTTTGAGCAAGTTGGTAACAATTGTGGCGCAATATCTCGGCACTGTGCTGCTGCTATTGATGAAGGTGCATTCTGGATGGGTACAAATGGCTTCTTCATGTATAACGGCTCAGCAGTACAAGAGATACCATGCGATGTGCATGACTACGTGTTTCAGGACATAAATATAAGTCAGCGCACAAAAACAACGTGCATACATAATGGTCAGTTTAACGAAATCTGGTGGATTTATCCAAGTGAGGGCAGCACAGAAAATGACAGGTACGTTGTCTATGATTATAAAGAAGGTCACTGGAATATAGGGAATCTAGATAGAACTTCAGGGATTGATGCTGGTATTTTTTCGCATCCTATTTTTGCCGCGCCATCAGGCAAAATATATGAGCATGAATTTGCATTTGAGACTCCTGACTACACAGATCATGCGCGCGCAGAAACTGGGAAAATACGAATTGGGAACGGTGATAACATCATGGAAATTACACAAATCATCCCAGACTATACATCGGATGGTGATGTAATGTTTGCGTTAACGGCTAGAAATTACCCAAATGACCCAGACTCGCACAGTGTAGCGCACAATGCGTTTACTAGCCCAACAGATGTGCGTATAGCGGGCAGAGAGGTGCGCCTAAAAGTAAGGCAAGGTGATTGGACATTGACAAGCGCAGTGGTCAGCCATGTACTACAGGTTGCATCCAATTCGCATCCAGACTCACCGTTTAGAACAGTGTTAAATGGTAGGATGGTAGGCGATGTCAGTGGAAATGGCGATATAGCTTCATATGATGCATTAAGTATACAACGGTACATAGATGAAAGTGAAAATTTAGAGTTGCACATAAAAGATTACATAAGATCAACTTTAATACCGTTTTTAGTAACCAGCTTGCCTGCGACATCTTCTTTTGTTGCACAAACAAGCGCTGGTAGAGCGATAACACTTGGAACTATTAGCTTAGATGTGAAAGCAGGTAGCAAGCGATGAGCGTAGAGCGACCACCTAGCGCTGGGCAAGTTAACTACAAGCATTGGGCAGAGCGATTAAATGACTATTTAGTTAGAACGCGCTCGCATCTTGCTCATTATATATCAGGCTCTACTGCGTATAGAGAAGGTATGCTGGTTTGGGATGACGTTAATAAAACAATTTTATACAGTGGCAACGGACAGTGGAACACGATAGGTAATGGTGTTGCTGGAGCTGATGGCACAGACGGCACTAATGGCACTGGATTCACTGGTGGCTCATACAACTCCAGTACTGGAATAATTACCTTTACCTCAAATGATGGACTAGGCTTTTCAACCACTGATGTGCGAGGCGCTGACGGCATTGCAAACTACCCTGATGTAACTGCACTTTATTACAACGGCAATGTAAAAGCGCAGGCAACAGCTGACGGTGTTACAGTTACAGGTGACGTAGAAGCAACAGAGTTTATAGGTGATTTACGTGGCGCTGTAGTGTTCAAGGCGAAGGCAGGTGAGGCGCTAACAAAAGGTGATGTGGTTTGTATTTCTGGCATATCAGGCAATACTACCGTAGTAAGTAAGGCTGATGCTGATGATTCTACAAAAATGCAGGGATTTGGTCTAGCAGCTATAGACGCTAACAACAATGCTAACCTTGAGGTTTACACATTTGGTACGTTACACGGCTTAGATACTAGCAGCTACGCATTAGGCGCTGAGCTATACGTAAGCACTACAGCTGGGCAGTTAACAGATACACCGCCAACAGGGGAAAGCTCTGCACTGCAAAAAATTGCAAAAGTTACTAGGGTACACGCTACATCTGGCTCTTTGAAAATCATGGGTGCAGGTCGGATTAACTCTACACCTAATCTAAACAGTGGAAATATCTTCATAGGCGACAGTAATAATCAAGCCGTAACAGCTAGCCTAGCTACACAGGTTTCTACCTTAGAAACAAGCCACGATGATGTGCTTCAAGATGGAGACTTTGCCTCAGAAGGCTTGATGAAGCGAGATGCTACTTCAGGCTCGTATTCTATAGTCACAGACAACTCTGGAAATTGGAATACAGCGCATGGGTGGGGTAATCACGCAGATGCTAGCTACCTAACGTCATATACAGAAACTAACAACTTATCTACAGCCGTAATTTGGGCTGACGTACCTAATGTCAACATTACAGAAGGTAGCGTAACACAGCACCAATCAGCTATAAATGCAGGTGTAAGTATTACAGAGTCACAAATAAGCAACCTGCAATCATATCTAACAGCAGAAACAAGCCATGCTGATGTATTAGTAGATGGTGACTTCACTAGCAACGGCTTAATGAAGCGCGATGGTGCGGGTGTTTATAGTGTAGACTCTAGCACCTACGCAACTGAAACCTATGTAGACACAGCAGTAAGCAACCTTGTGGATTCTGCACCTGCTACGTTAGATACTCTAAACGAACTAGCATCTGCATTAGGCGATGATGCTAACTTCTCTACCACAGTA